GGAGACTCAGTGGAAGACTGCCAACACCACCAACTGGCCCTATCTTGAGGTCAACCCAGATGTGACTGATGGTGCTGGCGCTACCCTGCCACTGCCCCAACGTGCCCAGCCGCCGATGGCCTCTAGTGGTCTTTTGCAAGCCAAATCGGGGGCATCTGAGGATATTAAAGCCGCAACAGGGCAGTACAACGCTAGTCTGGGCATGGGCGGTAACGAGCGCAGCGGCAAGGCTATCCTAGCCCGTCAGCGTGAGGGTGATGTTGGTACTTACCACTATGTAGACAACCTAGCCCGTGCCATACGCTACGTGACCCGTCAACTGCTGGACATGATCCCCAAAATCTACGACACCCAGCGCATTGCGCGGATCATTGGCGAAGACGGCGATACTGAGATGGCGAAAATTGACCCGTCCCAAGAGATGCCGGTCAAGCGGATCGTCAATCAAGAAGGCATTGAGATTGACAAAATCTACAACCCCAATGTGGGCAAGTACGATGTGGTGGTGACGACCGGCCCAAGCTACAGCACCAGACGGCAAGAGACACGGGAAGAAATGGCCCAACTGCTGCAAGGCAACCCGGCGCTCATGCAGATTGCAGGCGACTTGTTTGTCAAGGCAATGGATTGGCCTGGGGCAGATGAGTTAGCTAAACGCTTGGCTAAGACCATTGACCCCAAACTCTTGAGCGACGATGAAGACCCAGCCTTGCAAGCTGCCAATATGCAGATGCAGGCAATGGGTCAAGAGATGCAGCAAATGCAGGAAATGCTGCTAAACGTCCAGCAGTCAATGGAAGCGCAAGAGTTAGAGATTAAACGGTTTGACTCTGAGGTCAAAGCCTACGATGTAGAAACCAAACGCATGACGGCGGTGGCTGCGGCTATGACGCCTGACCAGATACAAGAGATTGTGCTGGGCACTGTGCAAGGCATGATAACCAGCGGCGACTTGATGAGTTCGATGCCAATGGAGCCGCAGGAGATGATGATGCCACCTGAAATAATGCCGCCACCAAACCAAGGTATGTAACATGGCTACCACATCTTTAGCCCCCACGCCCAAGCTGCAATTCTTTGATGCCAACGGCGCACCGCTGGCTGGTGGGCTGCTGTATACCTACGAGGCTGGCTCGACTACACCACTAGCTACTTACACCGATAGCACTGGCGTCAGCGCCAACACCAACCCCATTGTCCTAGACAGCCGTGGCGAGGCCAATGTGTGGCTGGAAGGTGCTATCTACAAGTTTGCCCTGTACACCAGCGTAGGCGTGTTGATCTGGACAGTGGATAACATCAACGGCAGCACCTTTGCCTCTAATGCAACGGGTGATGGGACAACAACTGCCTTCACGGTGGTCAATGGTTTTACCGCCATATACATTAACGGCGTCTATCAGAACCGCAACACTTACGTTGTCACCAGCGGCACAGTAACTTTTAGCCAAGCCCCGCCATTTACATCTATTATTGAAGTTGTTTACAACTAGGAATCGTCATGTTAAAAGTAGCAAATTCAGTCATCAATGCCAGTAGGATTACGGGCGTCCTGCCCGTTGCCAACGGTGGTACTGGCGTCACCACAAGCACAGGCACTGGCAACACGGTACTGTCTGCTTCGCCTACGTTGTCTGGTGACGTTAACCTGTCCACTGGCAACCTAGTCATAGGCACTGCTGGCAAAGGCATTGACTTTTCTGTTACCAGTTCAGGCTCTGGCACGATGACCAGCGAGTTGCTGGCTGATTACGAAGAGGGGACATTTACCCCGACACTTGCATTTAATGGTGCTTCTGTGGGCATATCGTATGACTATGCATTTGGGTTTTACGTTAAGACTGGACGGCAAGTTCACGTAGATATTTTGCTTGTTTTAACAAATAAAGGTTCGTCAACTGGCGATGCAACACTTGGCGGTTTGCCATTCGCAACCAATTCAGCAACTTTTTATAGAGCAGCAGCAACAGTTGGCTATATATCTGGAATTACATTCTCTGGAATAATTAATGCAGGTTCGTCAAATGGCGCAACTGTTGTTGCGTTAAACCAATCAACACTTTTAGGCACAGCTTCATCAATTACAGACACAAATTTTGCTAATAACTCAGCAATTGCTTGGTCTTTCACATACCAAGTATAAGGAATAATTATGGCGCTGACAAAAGTAACTTTTTCGATGATTGATGGTGCGTACACCAACGTCAAAGATTATGGCGCGGTGGGTAATGGCATAGCCAATGACACCGATGCAATTAAAGCTGCGGTTGTTGCTGCTGTAGCAGCTAAAAACACGCTATTTTTTCCTTCAGGCACTTATCTTTGTAATGAGCTAATTGGAAATGTTGCGTGTAATTTGCTTGGTATTTCATTTTTAGATACAAAAATTCAATATACCGGAACCTCTGCTGATTTTATTAACTTTAATGGGCTCAGTGGTCAAATTATTGAAAACATATCTTTTCAAGCAACCAATGCTGCTCATGCTGCGTATTTCACAAAAACAGCAGCGTCTTTTCAAAGTTTCAATAATTGTCAATGGACAGGCCCATCAAACCCCGGTGCAGGCTGTCTGCTTTACATGAATGGTTCAATTAACATTGAAATTAACGGTTGTTTTTTTACGGGTCATCACATAAATTTAATCGGGCAGGATGGTGGAGGCTCTGGATTTTGCAATGGCGTTGGCATTACCAATACGTTATTTGCAAACTACAAAGAAGGCGCAGTTGCAAATGGGGGCCAAGGTTGGTTATTTGACCAAGTGTTGTTTGAACATGGTGTAGACAACCTTGTTTTTGCAATTTACACAGACACGGCCTGTATTTGGTATGGGACAATTTTCAATGGATGTTGGTTTGGTGATCACATTGCCGTTAACACTGGTGCAGTAGGTTTTATTAGGTGGAAAGGTTTTGGTCTTTCCATGTCTGGTAACTATATCAATGGTTCTGGATTTTTGGATACATACATAGTCCAACTCACTGGCACAAGCAACGCTATCAATATCACGGGTAATTATTGTGGAGGTTTTGCCGGAATTCTTAGCGCAAGTAGTTTTGCTACAAATGTTGTTGTTGCTGCAAATCGTTTAAACCCCGTAACAATCGAAGTAAATGGAACCGTTGCTGGCTTGTTGTTAACTAACGCAAAACTCCAAATTCCAGATGTGTTTTTTACCCCGCAGTCACTTCCAGTATCAGGAACTGCTGAAGGTCAAACTGTATATGACACTGCAACTAAAAAACTTTACTGTTGGAATGGAACAGTGTGGAGTGCTTTGTTTTAGCCCGTACCAGTTCGGACAACTGGAAACCTTTAATGTGTAGCGGGACAGCTACTCTGGAAACAAGGAAATGATATGTTAGAAAAAGTTATCTCTGTTGATTTGATTGAAGTAATCGAAAGCGGCGCTGTGCAAGTTCGTACCAAGACCGCCATCATGGAGGACGGCAAGCAGATCAGCGGTAACTTCCACCGCCATGTCGTTGCCCCTGGTAATGACTACAGCGCCGAGGATGCCCGTGTCCAAGCTATCTGCAAGGCTACGCATACGGCGGCTGTGGTGGCTGCTTACAAGGCTGCACAGGCTGCTGTCAAACCATGATACGCACCGCCAAAGGCCCAATCCTGCTCTACATGAACCTTTGCGGGTTTAAGGGCTGGACTAGCTTTTGGAATATGATTTACATGGCCCCCGGCTTTGAGCAACACGATGCGCTGATTAGGCACGAAATGATGCACTTGGAGCAGATGCGGCGGGATGGCAAAGTGCTGTACGCCCTCAAGTACGCTTGGTGGATGCTGCGCTACGGTTATAAAATGAATCCTTACGAAGTCGAGGCACGAGCCGCTGAATAACCTTGAAAGACAAACATGGCTAACGAACAATCCGCATTTTTTCCAAACGGCCCAACCGTTGTAATTACCGCTAATTCAAGCGCCCCAACAGCCGCGCAGATTCTGCCGACTTTTACGGCAGTCACACCGCCTACAAACCAGTACCGAGTGGTAAATGTGGGGTCGGTAACGGCCTTCTTGGGCGTTGGCGCAACCGCTGCAATTGCGGCGACCAATGCCGCAGCGGTCACTACCACGGGCAACGGCGTACCCATTGTGGCTGGCGCTGTGGAAGTGTTTAACTTCCCGCCAACCTCATTTTTTACCGCAACAGCGGCATCGTCCACGACTCTTTACATCACTCCTGGACAAGGACTATAATGTTTGTACTGGCCCAATGACCAGGGAATCTTAGGATTCAAAAATGTCAGAAGTAGAGCAAGTAGCGGAATTAGCCCCCGCGCCGGAACTGGAAACCACGGCGGTTACTCCAGAACCTGTAGTTGAAACGCCGGAAGTAGCAGCTAAGACATTCTCGCAAGAGGAACTTGACGCCGCTATTGGTAAACGCCTCGCAAGAGAGCAGCGAAAGTGGGAACGAGAGCGACAGCCTGCGCCAGCAGTGGCAGTGGACTTACCTCCGCAAGATCAGTTTGAGTCGGTCGATGCTTATGCAGAGGCCAAGGCTTACAAGCTGATTGAGCAGCGGGAACTCCAGAAACAGCAAGCTGAGATTCTTGATGGGTATCACGAGCGTGAAGAAACGGCTAGGGCTAAGTACAGCGACTTTGAACAAGTTGCCTACAACCCCAGCCTGAAGATTACAACCGTGATGGCACAGACGATTCAATCGTCGGACATTGGGCCTGACTTGGTTTATCACCTTGGCTCAAATCCGAAAGAAGCAGATCGTATTTCTCGACTAGCGCCTATTTTGCAGGCTAAAGAAATTGGACGGCTTGAGGCTAGATTAGCCGAGAACCCCGTCCAAAAGCGCACTTCTGGTGCGCCTGAACCGATTTCACCAGTTACCGCCCGAGGGGTGGGTTCTGGGTCTTTTGACACAACTGACCCACGGTCTATTAAGACCATGACGACCAGCCAGTGGATTGAGGCCGACAGAGCGCGACAAATGAAAGCGTTGCAGGCGCGAAAGTTTTAATTTATTTTCTAAGGAAAAATCGTGGCTAACAGTATTCTTACCATTGACATGATTACTCGGAAGGCTCTTGAGATTCTTGAGAACAACCTGGTAATCACCCGCAACGTGAACCGACAGTACGACGACAGCTTTGCTGTGAGTGGTGCAAAAATTGGTTCTACTCTGCGTATTCGCCTCCCTGACCGCGCCCTGGTGACTGACGGTGCAGCCCTGCAAGTGCAGGACGATGCCGAGCAAAGCACCACGCTGACGGTTTCTACCCAAAAGCACATTGGCGTGAACTTTACCACCGCCGAGTTAACTTTGTCGTTGGACGACTTTGCAGACCGGGTTCTCAAGCCCCGTATCTCTCAGTTGGCCTCCAGCATTGACGCTGACGTTGCTAATGCCTACAAAGCCATTTTCAACACCGTTGGCACTCCTGGCACTGCTCCCGCTACCGCTTTGGTTCTGTTGCAAGCGCAGCAGAAACTCAACGAATCGGCTGCTGGTATGGCTCCTCGCTACGCTACCGTCAACCCTGCTGCAAACGCTGGCTTGGTCAACGGCCTGTCTGGTTTCTTTAATCCCACCGACACCATCAGCAAGCAGTTTAAGAACGGCATGATGGGTACTGGCGTGTTGGGCTTTGACGAAATTAACATGAGCCAATCCATCAAGGTTCACACCACTGGCTCCCGTGCCGGTACGATTTTGGTTAACGGTGCTGTTAGCACCCAAGGCCAATCGACCATCAGCATTGACGGCCTTACTGGTGCGACTGACCCGTGAGTCAACTGGTTCGCTACAGCAATTTGTTGTGACCGCCGCACAAACTGGCGTTAGCAATGCTTTGGCAAACATGGCAATCAGCCCACCAATCTACACCAGCACAAGCGCCTTGGCTACCGTTAACAGCTTCCCCGCTGACAACGCTGCCGTGACCTTTGTTGGTACAGCGTCTACTGCCTATCCGCAAAACATGATCTACCACAAGGACGCCATCACGTTTGCTACTGCTGACCTCGTTATGCCCCAAGGCGTTGACATGGCTGCTCGTGCAAACCACAACGGCATCAGTATGCGTGTGGTTCGTGCTTACGACATCAACAACGACCGTATGCCTTGCCGTATTGACGTACTGTACGGTTTCAGCACTATTCGT